TTAGTTTGTCTGGTAGCTTTAATATGTTTAACCTTTCTGCTGCCGCAATTAATACATGGGCAGGTTCTACATTAATAACAGAAAATACTTATGCTTATGAGTTTTACATTGTATCTAGTGCTGGAACTTCCAGATTACTACGAATCTACCATGACTGCTCCAAAAATGGTGGAAACAGTGTACACTTCCTCAACCGCTTGGGAGGATATGATAGTTTCTTTTTCGGTCTTGTCAACAGAAACTCCGTAAGTAACGAAAAGCAGTTTTATAGGAAAGCAGACTGGCAGAGAACGAGTGGAGCAATGAGAACCTATGACGTTTACAATAAGTATAATGAAACTAAGGTAGCGTTTAGCATTTCGCAAAATAATAGAATAAGTTTAAAGAGTGATTGGGTTAACCAGATTGACTACGCATGGTTAGGGCAGCTAGTAAATAGTTCTAGTGTTTACCTAGATGTTCAAAATATGTACATACCATTGTACATAACTACAAATAACCATGAGTACAAACTATTGAACGTAGACAAAGTATTTAACCTAGAGTTAGAAGCAGAGATACCTAAAACAATTAATAGCCAGTTTAGATGAGGACTGAAATATACATAGAAAACCAAAGGCTAGATTTAACAGAAGATGTTGATGCAGACTTTACATATACAATAGACGATATTAACGACTTCGGTTCTAAGAATACAAGCTATTCTAAAACTATAAGGGTAGCAGGTAACGCAAACAATAACGCTATTTTCGGGAATGTATTTGACCTTAATAACGCAAACTTCACTAGTGAAAATGCTCCGAATGTAGGAGTTAACTATAATGCTAGTAAGAACGCACAATGCAGGATATTTATAGACGGCATCCAAATATTTAAGGGTGCTTTACGAATCTTGGAAATTGTAAAGGATGGCTTTAGTTTGTTTTATGAGTGTTCTGTTATTGGAGACTTGGGTGGGTTTATGTCTGCACTAGGAAACAAGAAAATAGAAGATTTAGATTTTAGTACTTATAATACTTCATGGAATTGGACTAACATAACTAACTCATGGGATAGTATTAACGGCTCTGGAGTTTATTTTCCTTTAATTGACTATGGTAACACATCAACTGATAAAGTAAACTTTAGTTATACTGCTTTTAGACCTGCTATTTATGTAAAAGAAATTCTACAAAAGATTCAAGCAGACTCTGGATATACTTGGGATTTCCCTTTATTGAGCACAAGTCTTATGAATAGGTTGATAATCCCAAACAACCAAAGGCTAGTAAACAAGGTATCTAATATCGCTTTTAATTCTAACTTTAATACTACCCTATCAAGCAATCAGTTTTTACCTTTAACAGTTACAACTGCTGGAAGTTTTACAGGTAGCAATCCTGCAACTTATACAGGAAGCACAAATACTTTTAATATATCTTGTAAGCCTGTATTACAAGTTAAATCTCCTATTCCAGTAGCAGCTACTTTTTATTTATATAAAGGTTCAACTATTTTAAAGCAGGTAGATTTATATGTTACCAATAATACACAAACCTATAATCTAGATTTATCAGTAGATAATATTTCGTTAAGTAACACAAACCAGCTATCTGTTCAAGTTAGCACTAACGTTACGCAATATCAATTATTCTCTGGTGAGTTCAAACTAACAACTGCACTAAGCACAGAGGTAGCGGTTATTTATGACGAGGTCTTAGATATAAACCAATGTATTCCTAGAGGTATCTTTCAAAGGGATTTTTTTATATCTATTGCTAAGTTGTTTAACTTATATATCTATGACGACCCAGTAGATAGCAAGAAAATTATAATAAAGCCTTATATAGATTTTTATAGTGGAACAATACAAGACTGGACTAATAAAGTAGACAGAGAAAGTTCTTGGTCTATAAAGCCTATGAGTGAGGTTAAGGCTAGGTATTACCAGTTCAAATACAAGCCCGACAACGATTACTATGCAGAGAATTATAGAAAGAAATTCAACGAGGGATATGGAGATTTGATTTACGATACAGAATTTGATTTTGTAAAAGAAACCGAATCTTTAGAGGTAATATTTGCAGCAAGTGTTTTATATCAATTTGAAGGAACAGATAAAATATATCCTGCTATTTATAAAAAGAGTTCTACTGGAGTAGCAGAGGATGCTATGGATTCTGTTATAAGGATTTTACAAGCTAAAAAAATAACTGGTAGGACTTCGTATAATATAAAAAATGGAAGCACTAATGTAGGAAGTTCATTAACTTCTTATGGATATGCAGGACATTTAGATGACCCATTTTCACCTACTAACGATATAAATTTTGGAGCACCACAAGAAATATATTTACTAGCTACTACATATCCAGCTACTAATTTATTTGCAGCATATTATTCAGATTATATTGCAGAGATAACTAGCGAATATAGTAAACTACTATCTTGTAATGTTCTTCTTAATTCCTATGATATTCAAAGCCTAGACTTTTCAAAGTTTGTTTATATAGACAACGTCTTGTATAGGTTAAACATAGTAGACGCTTATAACCCTATAAACTACACAACAACTAAAGTAGAACTTCTAAAAGTAATTGATAAATAAAATGGCAGAACAATTAAATTATAATATAAACGTTAGTGGTAATGCTAATGAATCAGTAGGTTCTTTAAAAAAACAACTAAGAGAATCACAGGCAGAGGTAGCTGTTTTATCCGAAAAGTTTGGTGCAACATCTAAAGAGGCTGTAGAAGCAGCAAAAAGGACAGCAGAGTTAAAAGATAGAATAGGTGATGCTAAAGCATTAACGGATGCCTTTAATCCAGATGCTAAATTTAAAGCGTTATCTGCTTCATTGTCTGGAGTTGCTGGTGGATTTGCTGCGGTGCAGGGTGCTATTGGTTTGTTTGGTGCTGAATCTAAAGAACTAGAAAAACAACTTTTAAAAGTTCAGAGTGCATTAGCTTTATCACAAGGCTTACAATCTGTTGGAGAAAGTATAGATAGCTTTAAACAACTTGGAGCAGTAATACAAAGTACTACAATTTTTCTAAAAGCAAATGCTGCTGCTAATGCTTTGACTGCTGCAACATTAAAGGCAGTTGGTTTATCTGCAGAAACTACTGCTATTAGTTTTAAAGTATTAAAAACTGCAATAGCTTCTACTGGTATTGGTTTGCTTGTAGTTGGATTAGGTGAGTTGATATCTGTATTAATGAACTATACGAGTGAAGCAGATAAGGCAAAAAAGAAACAAGAAGAATTAAATCAGGCTTTTACAGATGGAACAAAAGAAGGATTAAAAGCAACTAAACAATTTATAACATCAAAAGCAGAATTAGACCAATTACGAGTACAGGCTGAAGGAGGGACAGAGGAACAAATAATAGCTATAAGAAAAAAGTCTATCCAAGACCAAATAAATCTTAACAAAAAAAAGTATGAAGATTTATTAAAAACAGATAAAGAAGCAGCTACTCAAATAGTAAATGAAAATGCTTTACTTCAAGATGAATTAACTAAGATTGATTTACAAGCACAAATTAAAAGAAACGAGAATAGAAAAAAACTAAGAGAAAAAGAGGCAGAAGATGAAAAGAAAAGAAGAGAAGCAGAATTAAAAAGAATATTAGCTGGTAGAATAGATGAAGACCCTTTAATTGCTTTACAAACAAAAAGACAAGAAGCAATAAAAAATACTGACGCAGTTATTATTGGTTCTGTAAGTAAAAATTTACAAGCACTTGGTGCAAGAGTTAATGCTGAAACAGCAGCAGCTATTCAAAAACAAAAGCTAGACGATGATGCAGCTAAAGTTGTAGAAAATAATGAAAAGGCTAAGCAAGATGCGTATGCTATGACAGCAGATGCTTTAGGTGTTTTAGGTGAAGTTGTAGGACAAGAAACGGCAGCAGGTAAAGCCTTAAGTTCAGCACAGGCATTAATAAACACATTTTTAGGTATAACTCAAATATGGGCAAATAAAACAATTATTCCAGAACCATTTGGTACTGTACAAAAAGTAGCTGCAACTGCTACTGCTGCGGCTAGTGGATTCTTGGCAGTTAGAAATATAAATAGAGTTAGTGTACCTAAAGGAGGTGGAGGAGTTTCTGTTCCTAGCTTATCATCACCATTAACACCAAGTAATGCAAGTTTATTAACAACAAGTTTATCACAACAAACTATTAACGCAATCGGTAATAGTGCTATAAGAGCCTATGTAGTAGAGACAGATATAACTAGCAACCAAAAAAGAATACAAGCTATAAAACAAAGAGCAAGGTTTAGTTAAGTGATAAATAACCTATTAAAGTAACATTTACGTTTATGGATTTACCAGTATATGAACTAATGATTAGTGATGATTTACAAGACGATGCAGAGGTAAACTTTGTATCTCTAGTAGACAGACCTGCTATACAAAAGAATTGGAACGCTTTTAATCATAAAGTTAAGTTTAACACCGATGAAGAAAAGCGTGTTATTTCTGGTGCTATTATGTTGGCAGATACTCCGATTTTTAGGAGTGATGTTTCTCATGGTGATTACTATGTTGTATTCTCTAAGGAAACTATTTTCAAAATAGTGCAGAGGTATTTTAAGAAGGGTTATCAAGCTAACGTAAATATCCAACACAATCAAGACGAGAAGTTAAAAGATGTTTATTTATTTGAATCTTTTATAAGTGATAAGGAAAGGGGTGTAATGCCAATGAAGGGTTTTGAGGATGCTCCAGATGGTTCTTGGTTTGGGTCTATGAAAGTAGACAACGACTATGCATGGAATGAGGTTAAAGAAGGAAACATAAAAGGATTTTCTGTTGAAGGAGTTTTTGAATATGCAAAGGCTGAAAGGAAAGAAGATAGAATTTACGAAGAGATAAAGAAAATATTAGCACAGGTTAAGTGATAACTATTTAAACAATTAAACATATAGTAATATGAATCCGAAAGAAGCAATTTTAAAGATTAGGGCATTATTTGAAGATATGCCAGAGCCAATGCCAGAGAAGGAAGAAGAAGTGAAGGTTGAAATGGCTGAATACGTTTTAGAAGACGGAACTAAAGTAATGATTTCATCTCTTGAAGTAGGTGGTGAGGTTGTTCTTGAAGATGGCACTCCTGCTCCAGATGCTGAACATAAGTTAGCAGATGGTCAAGTTATCGTTACTGAAGGTGGAAAGATTACCGAAATCAAAGTAGAAGATGAGCCAGTAGAGATTGAAATAGAGGCTAAGAAAGACGAGAAGATGGAAGAAGTAGAAGCTAAACTTTCTGCTTTGGAAATGGAGAACAAAGAACTTAAAGAAAAATTAGCTGCATTTGAAAAGAAGGCAGCACAAGGATTTGCACAGGTAATTGAGTTGATTGAAGAAATCGCTAAAGTACCACAAGCAGACCCAATAGAAAAAACACAAGGCTTTAAATTTGAGTCTACTAAAGACATCAAGTTTGATAGACTTGCTAAATATCGCAACGCAATTTTAAACAATAAAAACTAAGAAAAATGGCATTTAATGTTTCTGCACTCGCAGACTACACAGAACAAAACGAAGCCCTACTTGTAACAAGTTCGGTTCTCGGTGCTAAGACTGCCTCTTTGATTAAGAGTGCAGGTAACGTTATGGTGGGAGTGAAATCTTCTGAAACCATCAACATCATGGATACAGATGCAATCTTCCAAAGTGGTGCATCATGTGGTTTTAACGCTTCTGGTTCAACTTCTTTCACACAAAGAACTGTAACCGTTGGTAAAATCAAAGTTAACGAATCTCTTTGCCCTAAAGACCTAGAAGCTAAGTACTTGCAAAAGGCTTTGCCTACAGGTTCTATGTACGATTCAATTCCTTTTGAGCAAGAGTTTTCTGAAAAGAAAGCTAAGAGAATTGCTGCACAACTTGAGACTGCTTTATGGCAGGGTGATACTTCTTCAGTTAACGTAAACCTTAACAAGTTTGACGGATTGATTAAGTTGATTGGTGCTGCTTCTGGAGTTGTAGATGCTAACACTTCTACTTTTATCTCTGGTGCACCTTTGGCTTCTATCACTGCAGCTAACGTAGTATCTATATTTGATGGTGTTTACAGAGCAATTCCTGCACAGATTGTTTCAGAAGATGATGTAACTATTTTCTGCGGTATGGATACTTTCCGTACTTATACAATAGCATTGAAGAACGCTAATATGTTCCACTATACAGTAGACGTAAAGGCTGACAATGAGTTTGTATTGCCCGGCACTACTATTAAGGTTGTAGCGGTTCAAGGCTTGAATGGTACTAACGACATTTTCGCAATGAGATTGTCTAACTTGTTCTTGGGTAC